ATGCTAACATCGTGTATAAAACATAATGGGTTCAGTAGTATATTTAAAGTTTGTACTTCTATTATAGTTCATTTTGTGTTGAAAGTTTAGTGTTTCTAATCCATTACGTTTCATACACCCAACCGTTGTGACCCATATTGGTGTAGTTGTAGTTTCCATAATAAATTATAGTTTATTTTTTAAGTTTAGTCAAATACTTTTTCATCTCCATTTCAAGTATTGTGTTCATAGTTTTTCTTTCAACCCGATACTCAATAAATTTCCTGTCATCTGTTAATCTAACAATAATACAACCTAGAATTTTAATATCTTGATATTTTGTACCTTCCAACATTTTTAATAATACTTTACCATAAAGTGGTAACTGTGTGTGATAGTGACCTAAAGCATTATTTGGTAAATATTCAAAAGGATTTCTCATTGGTTTAGTATACCTTTGAGTAATAAAGTTTTTTTCTTTATTTGTTTTATAATCGGTAATTATTATACCATACCCATCTTTATTTTTATTTTCAATCAACCATCCAGTATCTCCTTGCCCCGTATAACCTAATTCAGGATGTCCTAAAACAATTTCAGTATCAATCAAATGAGCCCCTCGCTCTTTCATAGTTTCTAAAAATTTTTTTCCAGCGGTAACCATAGAATCACTTTTGATTATCTGTAAAGGATCACAATTATAGATTGGCTCTCGTATTGTTTTATCATAGTTAAACATTTCTAATGAATGTTTTTCCAATAAAAAGTGAACTCTACTTCCAATATTAGTGGAGTATTCTCCCGCAACTCTCCATTCGGTAAGTAATTCTTCCGCTTTGTCAGGGTCTCCACCAGACATTTCAAAAGCTTTTTTTTCGGATGGGAATTCATCATAAAATACCTTCATAACTTTAGACACTGAAGGCCAATCGTCAGTTAATTCACCATCTAAATTTAACATAGTGTATTTATGAGTTTCTTCTTCAAAAGTTAATTGGAATTCTTTTCTTTTTTCATCTAAAATTCGTCTAATGTCTAATACCGTTTCTTCTATTTTCATTTTATTATAAAATAATATTCATCTTTTATTTCACCCCTCAGATCAGCAATATCCTTTTCATCGGGTAACTTTATTAATTTAATTCTACCCCACATTTCACCACCATTTAACTCATGATAAAGTTTAACAGAATTTTGCCATGCGTCAGAATCCAAACATATAATAACATCACCTTTAGCCTTTTTGTATATTGTTTCAAATAAAAGTTCTGACATATGTTTACCTAACATCGGTATTGAGTTTTCTACAAACAATCCGTCAAACGCTCCTTCAACCAAAAAGATATCTTTATTCCAATCAATAAGATTCTCCCAAAAGATGATCTTATCTTTTTCCACCTCAGGATTACGGTATTTTGCTCGAGACATTGGATTCCAACTCCTTGCAATATAATAGTTCAACTCACCACTTTTATCATAAGACGGAATCACGATACGTCCAGCATGATCTCCCTTATCACAAAACCCAATTTGATATTTTTCAATCATATAATCGGAAATTCCCCGATTATATAAGTAATTTATGGCAGCCCTTCTAACAGGATAAACAGGACTTGAATCTTTGAATAAGGTAAATCCTTCGGGAAGTTTAAGTTGTTTTTTTGGTTTTTCTCGTTTAACTACCGTTTCAGGTTTTAATACTTGATAAAGTTTTTTTTGTTTTTTATTTCCGTATTTATCAAATAATTTTCCTAAAGCTCCGTGAGTTCCCTCACTATCTCCGCACGACCAGCAGTGATAAACCGCCTTATCAACGTTAACTTCTAAATTACCTTTATGTTTATCATCATCACAAACAGGACAATCCCAAGATACTTGAGATCTATTTTCATAAACTTTTTTTGGTTCACCTAAAAAATCAGATATTAGTTCAACAACAGATTCAAATTCATCCATATTAAAGAATAATAAAAATGTTTTAGTTAATCAACTACACAAAGTTTTATCTTTTTTTATATTTATTACTGATATGCCAACACAAATTACGATTTCAGCGCTTTCAGGTTTAACACCATTTGATATTTATACTTGCGATACAGGTTTCACAACTTGTATTTATATTGACACAATTGGTTTGAGTGAAATTCCATATATTTTTACGTTACCATTTATTATGGAAGATATGGAATCTTATTCTGTTAAAATAGTTGATAGTAATGATTGTGTTGCAACACAAGAATTAACATAATATGGCTTGTAATAATTTAGGTTTTTTTGCGATAGATACTTCATCTAGTTCGTCACTTTGTCTTTCAGCGCAAACAAATATTGTTTATGGTGATAGTTTGGTAATTGGTCAAAAACTATATTTTGATTCAGGTTGCACCGCCGGTCTTGTTTATTCTTCAGTATATTTAAGTAATGGATTAAATTTATATTCAACTAATGGATCAGGACAAATAACCGGTATTTCAGGTTGTTCTTGTACTCAATTTTATTGTATTCAAAATGATGACATATACGACAACACATACCAATATGCCGGAATGTATGGGTCTTACACATATTTTACAGGACAAACAAATGGATATTCTATATTTTATTCTACAGGTGAAACAAGATGGTGTTTAGCTCAAAATCTTGGGGATCCTTGTGATCAATTCGGTCCATACGGAAGTGTTTCAACGTGTCCCGATTTAGATGATAGTGTAATGTATCCAGGATCTTGTGTTACGACAACAACCACAACTAACGCTTGTGCGACTTTTGATTTTGATGCGATATTTGATTGTTATATCCCACCAACACCAAGTGTAACTCCGACTAAAACCCCAACTCCAACCCCAACACCGACCCCAACATCTTCAAATATTTGTGGTGGTGTTTCAATGTCGGTTACTTCATTAGGAGTCACACCAACACCTACTCCTTCTTTTACACCAACACCTACACCAACGCCAGAAGTTGATAGACCTTGTAATTTTTCGGGTGAAGTAATATTTAATACGTTTAGTGAGGTTTTACAATGTGCTAATAGTAAAAAATTCCGTGATTGTTTTACAGGTATTGAATACTTTACGTCAGATCTTGTATTGGTTTCTGGATCAACGTCACCAAAAGAAGGTTATGTATATAACGCATTAATCAACGGATTAACTTATTGTGTGATCTATGAAGGATTATTTGAAAATATAAGTGGGGTTGATAATATCACTCTAACAAATGAAGTGGGTTCAACTTTAGAAGGTGCTTGTCTTCAGTGTGTTCCATCAACTCAAGAACCTATATTACAATGTTTAGTTGTTAATGGGGAGTGTGGTCCTTACAATGTTACCCCAAATGGTTTTATTAATGGTAAGTTGTCTTATGTATGGTCGTTCCCGTCTAACCCAACAATATTTAGAATTTATTGGGATAACTTGAATGTAAGGTGGGTCTCAGAAGACTATTCATCAAACATTACCGGATCATTCTTATATTTAGATACCGAACTTCCTATTGGAACTATATTGGAATGGGTTGATTCATCATCGTATATAACCTGTATTGAAAGTAGTTCTGGATTCTATACAACTATTTTAGAAGTTCCTTGTCCTTCACTAACTCCAACACCCACACCAACACCAAGTCCGTCCCCTTGTGTTCAATATCAATATCGTGTCACGAATTTAAGTCCATCAAAAATTACAATCACATATGGCGATTGTATTTCAAACTCTATATCTGAGTCTTTAGGTGGTAATAGTTCTGTTATTGTTTGTTCTAATGTAACACCAACAACTAATAACCCACAAAACATTCAAATTACACAATTAGGTACTGTATGTTAAAAAAAAAATATCGTCTAAAAAGACGATATTTCAAATTATCGGTATTTTAAAGGATATTATTCCCAGATTTCTTTTAATCTCATAAACCCTAACACACAAGCGTAAGCGTCAGTTTGATCAAAATTTTCTTTTTTAAGGGTATTGTTTTTTGTGTATAACCATTTTATTTGTGGTTCTCTTTTTGCCACTTTGTCCCAAATAATCATTTTTTTGTCAATGTCTTTTGGAAGACCACCAAATAAAACATGTTTTTTCTTATCATTTTCTTGGACTAACTCAGGGAAGGCAAATTTTCTTGAGTTATATGTTGATATAAACTCGGGGACAATTCCTAATATGTTGTATATTTCTTTAAACACAAAACTATTAAAACGAAGTAATGTTTGAATGGTATAAACATTATTTGAATTTAATAAAGGTTCTTCAATAACAACTCTTACTATCCCTAAGTTTTTATATTCTTTTAATTTTTCGGCAAAAATTTCAGATTTCAATAATAACTCTTTAATTTTATCTTCATCTTTATCCATTTTTGGTCTTGGTGACACATGAGTTAATTCTAGTAACTCTTTAGTTTTAATATCAAAAAGAGCCCATCCTATTGTTCTAGTTGAAATATCAAGTCCAAGGACTTTGGGTGTGTTTTTAAGGTTTTTTGCCATAAAATATTGTTATATTTTAATATAATAAAGTATATTATTAAAAATTAAAGTTTTTTAAAAATCTAACTTTATTACATATTGTTGGATCCCTTGTCTCAATACTGGAGATTGTAATTTAGACATAACAAGAATATCATCGTTAGCATCCAAAAGAGCTATTTCGGTAACATAAGATTTTGTTCCAAAAGTCCATGTTGGGTTTTGAGAAACTAAAAACTCAGATGAGCTTAGATTTATCTTATATTTCATTTCATATATGGTTGCTTGAATATCTGTTTCTAAATTTCCGTAAAAATAATATTCATCACCAAAATTAAGATTTGGGCCGTCATCCCCTTTAGGAACTAAAGAAATGTAATCATTTAGATTATAATATGGTGCTGATGAATAATTCTCCGATGTAATAACAAAAGTTGTTGCCGTTAATGATTCTTGTGTCACATATCCATTCATAAAGAATTGACTTGCTTGTTCTGTAAAATCAATCAATTTCCAGTTATCAGCAACAGGTCTTTGTCCAATTGGAGTTTTTTGCGCTAATACCTGAAATTCATTAGCGTAAAACCCTGCTGGTACAACACAAGTAGGACATAATGTTGTTGTGGTAGTTGTATATGGAGTTATTGTTGTTGTCGTAGTTGTATTTGGGTAATAAGTTGTAGTAGTTGTTGTTGGTGAAAATCCAGGTTGAACTAAACAAGGGAAATCTCCTCCAAATCTTACCGCCACATTTTTTGGTGAACTTGGTGAACAAACATTTTCAGTTCCAATAACACTTGTATAATAGTTACAATGAAGTGAATTAGTGAAGAAGTCGGTATTTGATAATCTATAAGTCACCCACAATGTTTCTCCACCACCAGTTAAAACTCCCGTTGTATTTGATGTTCCACAAGTATTTGGTGTTTGTAATGAAATTTGTGGTGCCGGTAAAGTCCAGTTTCTATTAGACTTATATGAAAGTGCTGCGACAATTTCTTCATCGTCAATAATTATTAATTTTGAATCAGGATAAACTTTTCCAATTCTACTAGGTAATCCGTTTGGTTGTGCGAATGTGTCCCACAAATTATAATATCTCAAACCAGGTTGATTCATATTAGTAGAAACACTTGATTTTGTATATTGAACCGTGAAAAGATTTTTTCCGTCAAACCCTGGAGGATCAACATAAAATGTTTGACCAAAACAACATTCAGGGTTTTTATGCCACATTAAAGTTGGGATATGAAGTTTAAAGTTTCTTGCTTGTCCTTGTGTATTTTCAGGGTTTTGAGTATCGTATGGTTGTAACGCAAACTTTTCACCATAAAAGAAATCTATTGTTTGATTTGTATAATGAATTATAGCAATTGCCTTTTGATCTGTAGGTGTTACAATTTGTTTTTCGCCAAATGAATTATAGTAATAAACATCGTCAGTTGACACTTGAGCGTTTGTTGTATAACCAAAATATTCTTTTTGTCCAATATATTCAATTGATCCAAAATTTGTGTAGTCTTGAAATTGATTTGATATTAAACCAGCCGGACTTTCAGTCCAGGGAATATTCATATTCCAAATCTTTACATCAAATTGATCCGTATCACAAACCGATTCAAAATCAATAACACTTTGACTCCAATGTGGTTCAGGTGTAAAACTATCATATAATGGAACCATCTGTGCCGGATAAATCAATGTTCTTGCAATACAATCGCTTGACAAATTTGTAAAATCAGGTGTTGGTCTGTCTAATGTTAATTTATTCTCACATACCGATATAATCCTATATGTTAGAATTGAGAAACAACTCACAACATCCTTTAAACAATCAGGTGGTGGTGGTAGTGGGCATTGAGCACTTGGTGTTGGTGTTAAACAAATTGTTTGTGTTGGTGTCGGAGTTGGGGTTGGTGAAGAACATGGTTCACTATTTGTTGACGAAGGTGTTGGTGTTGGGGTTGGTGTTTGACCAACCGAAGATGTCGGTGTTGGAGTTGGGAAATTGGAACAATTAGTGTCTGTTTCTGCCCTACCATCGTAATAAATTGTTATAAAATCACCGACTTGTGGTGTATTTGTATTTTGTATATTACCACCTAAAGTATAAACATTTATTTCATTAGTCCCATTTAATGTTGACATATTAACAACATAATTTGGTGTAACCACATATTGATTGTTTACCAACGCTTTCCAATCAACGGTGGACGCTGTTGTATTTCCTGTAAAAAACCCTCTCATCGCAGCCCTATTATAGACTGATTCAATCTGAGAATCCATAAAAGGAATACCATAAATATTTGTTTGTCCTTGATCTACCAAATAAGGATATTTAATATATTGTCTATTTGATTCTGGAACTCCACTACTATTTTGAGCGTTAAATTGTGGTTCTAATACAACAGTATTTGATTGATTGTAAGTTTGTGGTAATTGATTGTATGAAATTTCACTATCTCCAATAGCAAAATACGCGATATTGAATCTACCTTCAGACAATCTTTGTCTACCCGTATCTGTTACTCGGGTATTTACCAATCCTGATGTATTTTTAATTATATATGCCATTTATAGAATAAATATTGTTTTTATTATTTTTATATTATCGGTGGAGCAACATTTAACTTTGGATTATTAAGTATCACTTGACAACAATTACAATTATTAATAATTGGACTAGTCATAATAAGATTATATGAACCAATTGCTTTTTCACAAAAACCTGTTGGGTTGTTTATTATATTTGAAGTTGTTGATCCTGTAATAACTTGTCCGCTAGTAAAAGTTAAAGTATTTGTGTATGTTTTAGTTATCTGTGCAACCGTTATTGGAAGGTCTGCCGTACAAGGTCCAGTTAATGGGACTGTATTTGAAGACGTATTTGTTAACGTCATAGGTGTAGTTCCATTTATGGTCGTTATATTGTTGTATGTTGGTATCGGACTTAAAGTAATTGGATAATAACTAAAAGTTGATGTCATTATTAAATTCAAAGAAATTGTAACTCCATTTGGAAGTACGGGAGCTGTTATTGAAAAAGTTCCATTACCATAATTCACATTCATAACCAAAGTATATGTGGTTGGTGGTAAACTATTCACTTGAATTGATGTTAAAGACCCTACGGTTGTTAATGTGTCTTTAACAAATATACTATAAATTCCAGGTGTTAAATTATTAAAAATTGGAGATGATTGATATGTTGCTCCTCCATCAATAGAATAGGTGTAAGGAGGAAATCCCCCTGTTGCCGCAATCGTTATACTTCCTTTTTCTTCACATACCGCATCATTAACCGAAGCTCCAACGCTTATCGTATATGCTGTTATACATTCTCCTTCCAAAACCGCCATACTAAACACTTCTGGTGATCCCTGAACTTGCCAATTACTTAATGGTGGACTTGTTGGATCATTATTTATTAAACTAACGTAAGGACTTGAATACCCTGTCATTGTCCATTGATTAGGTGTTGATCCTGTGTTCCAATAAATAACATATTGTCCTGTTGATGATGTCCAACTTGGTTGTCCGTTAATGTCATTACTTGGGTCTAGTTCAATTTGTTGACTTTGTGTTGCCACCCCTTCTTTTGGGCTTCTGGTTACTAAAGTAACACATAAAGGACTATCTATTTTTGGAATTGATGGTATTTGACACAATCCAACATAAGACTCTTGAATATAATATTGTGAATCTGAACCTAAAACCCATTCTCCTGTTGTTCCTGAGGGGTAATAGGTTGTTCCTGTTAATGTATCGTATGGTAATATATTTTGACAATCTAAAGTTTGACAAAAATACCAATTATTAGTTTCTGTATTCCAAAAAACATAACCATAAGTTTCCAATTGATATTTAATTTCATAATATGGTTTTCCATTCTTTAACCCGCCACTTTCTGTTGAAATGTATACGGGGACTTCACCTGTAATCCCTGTAATAACAAAACACATACCCGATAAAGTTAATGTTTCAGCAGTTAAAACACAAGTTGTGTTTGCGGTAAAATCTCCATAATAATCTGTTACGGTTGCCGAATACTCCCCAACACCTAAATTAGTAAGAGCGGGAGCAAAACTACCTACCTCCCAAAAAATTGTATATGGTGGTGTTCCTCCTGTCACAATTAAAGTCGCCGCTCCATCAAAACTTTTATCATTTGTTGGTTGTAATATTAAACATTCAACATCCATAGGGAATATTGTAATAACATCACACTCATTTGGTGGTTTTACCGTTGGTATTGTTGGGGGACATTGGTTGTCTTGACAAATATCCGTCAATTTGATTGGTATTTGAACTTCCGTATCAAATTGTGGAAATACTTTACTACAAATATTATAGGTAAACCCTTCTTGTATTGTATCAATAATAATCGTATTGTTACAATCAACATAAGTAACCTCTGTTGTTTGGTTTGCTGATCTTATAAAATAACAATAACATTGACAAGTACAGGTTATCCCTGTATTGACAGAAATGTCATAAGTTGGTGAACATTCTATTTCACCCAAACTTAAAACATAAAAACAAGTATCTGGAGTTTCCCCCAAATCTATAATATCTATTGAAACAAAAGTCTCAGAATACGCGCTCAACCCACTAAAGTTTGAAACAATAGGTTCATAACTTCCGTCACAAGAATATAATATGTAGCAATTTTCAATCATCTAATAATAATAAATAATCAAACATTGTATTTTTTAATATAAGATCTCATATTCTCAATGTATTTAATCGTTGAACTTTTAAAATCAACATAATCAAACTGATTCGGATTTTCTTTAAGTTTTGTTATTGGGTCAATATTAATATAGTCCCCTTTAAAAAATTTTGTAGTTTTCAAATTATCGGTGACTCCTGCCATATGTAATATGGGTTTTTCATCATAGATTTCAATTGGGTCTGTTGCCCAAGAAAAATCCAATTCTTTTGTTATTTTTGTTTGATGATTATACAACCATAAATTCCAAAGAACTGACCACATTTCTGCAGTCCAAAATTGTATCTCACCAGGGGATATTGGAAATCTTCTTTGGTATGATATCATTTTATCATAAAGTTTGGTTGAATCTTTATATATCTTATCCCACAACTCGCAACTTGTGTTTTTTATAAGGTATTGTCCTCCACCAGAGTTTTCTTGGTTTATCTTTATTGTTTCAACATCAATATCAATAACTACGGCCATTTCTTTTATCAATTGACCTTTTTCTGAAGATGGATGACGATTTTCATATCTATCACAACAATCCATAATATAATTATATCCAATATATCCAATGGTGTCAGATAAATAATTGACATCATCGTTCAACAACCGATCAAAGTTCGGTAGTTCTCTAAAAATTATATCTGCGTCGTGAAGAAAAAATAACTCACCATGTTTTGGGTTTGACTGAATCCACTTTGAAATTAAATATGGTTTTATTGACGGGATATAATGTTTTGATATTCTTTCGTCAACAAAATAATGAATATTTATATTTAAGTTTTTTAACTCTTCAGATTCTTTTGATGGTGTTGTTTTGCCTTGTACAAGACCTAATACAACATGAATTTGATTTGGGTTAATTCCATTTTCTATAAAATTATGAACATACAACTTAATTTGCCATATAAAATATGGCACGTCAGGTTGTGCCGAAACAAACAATATTTCTTCCATATTTTAATTATATGAAAAGTTTAAAACAAGTGTATTATGTTGTGCAGTAAATTGTTTCTAACCTTTCACACCCATTATCTTTAATAAGTTTTAATCCTATTGCTGGTGCGGTATTAAATTGAATTGGTAATGTAATTGTTGTTGGTAAACTACTAATTACTCCAATATAAGAACATTGATTTCCGTAAACATCACAACAATAACCACTAAATGGTGTTGTTAATCCTGAAATGGTATTTATGGTTACTTGATTTGCCATAACTTAAATACAAGAAACACAAGATATGTCATAATCAATGATAAGATTAACGGTTATTTGATTATCTTGTAGTGGGTTTATTGGTTCAATTATACAACCCTTTGGTATGTCTTCACAAGTTGTTTTTACGGTAATTCTATTTGATATGATATCAACCGTTGTTCCTGATATACCTAAAAATGAATCCAATGTATTTGTTATTGTTTGAGCCCATATAGTATCACTAGGATAATCAGTAGACCCTGATGATGTATAAAATTCGGTTTGAGCAGATTGAGATCCAATTTGTGCAAATATTGTAAATGTTGCTTCATTTATTATACAATTAGTATCACCACTTGTAAGGTCATTAAAGCCTTCTAAATACATAGATCTAATATCTCTTTTGGTCACTAACCCACTATTTGAAAAAGTATTTTCACATATATTATAATATCGGTAATTACTATATTTTTTTGTTCCTGATAATTTTATAGTTTTTGTTAAAGTACACCCACTTGAGTCTGTTACAGTTAATGAGTAAGATCCTGAAGTTAATCCGGTAATTGTTGACCCTGTTTGACCAGAAACATTACCAGTCCAAGTTAATGTAAATGGTGGTTCTCCTGATGTGATAATTGTAGTTATTGATCCGTCATTTCCGTTAAATGGTTGATTTGGGTATAAATTAAAAAACACATTTTGACTATAATCAATATAAACAGGAAATGTCTGCACACACGATGGAGATCCTGAATCTTGTACCGTAAGTGTATAATTTCCATAAGTAAGATTTGTAAAAGTTCCAACGGGTGATGTTGTTGACACAGGAGAATATGAAGGGCCAACTAAGGTAAATAAATAAGGTAAGGTTCCGCCAGTGGAAACTAAAACTTGTAATATCCCATTACTTGACCCACAAGTAGTTCCTGTGGTTGTTGCTGTTACGGTATATAAATTGACAGATGTTATATTTGTTGTTGCTGTGTAAGTACACCCTGCGGACTCTACCTCTACCAAATAAGTTCCATTTGGTAAACCATAAAATGTTTGACTTGGGTTTCCTAATGTTCCAATTTGTTGTGTTCCTGATGTTCCAGAAATTGAGATTAGTAAACTTGGTTGTGTTGATAATCCATTGTCAACTATTACTTGAATTGTCCCGTCATTAGCAGAACAAGTTGATGGTGTCGTATTAACGGCAACGGTACTAAATGAATTTGGTGTTATTAAAGAAACAGAGTCGTAAATGGTGCAAAGCCCTGCATCTGTCACTAAAAAACTATAACCCCCCGATGATAATCCTGTAAAAATAACTGATTGATTAAAAGTAATTTCTACCTGACCTGATGATCCACTGAAAAAATATGGCGCGGTTCCACCTGTAATTATAAACTCAACCACACCATCATTAAAAAAACATGTTGGTTGGTCTATCGTTATAAAACCAGCAGAAGTTAATGCACCAACGGTGTTAACGTTAAATGAATTTGTGGTGGTGCAATTATTTGGGTCTGTTACCGTCGCCAAATAAACCCCTCCTGTTAGTCCTGTCACGGTAGTTCCTGTTTGTCCATTAACATTTGGTGACCAAGTTATTGTATAGGCCGAACTTGGTAATGTTAAACCTGTTAAAAATAATTTACCACTTGGGGTTCCAATACAACTACCATCATTTACGATATATGCCCCAAATGTAAGACCTGTTGATGGTGTTAAAATTACAGAGGCGGTTATTCCTGTACACCCACCCCCATCATTTGCGACAATATAATAAGTACCGGCAGATAAAGATGTGAAATCATAATATGAATTTGGTGTTGTGGCTGATGTCACATAATTATCACTCCCATCATAAAGTGTAAATGTTGCAATACCATAAACCCCAGACGTAAATCCTGTAATAATCCCATTATCTAAACCACAACTAGTGTTTTGAGAGTCAATTGTTGCTGTTGTTCCTGATGAAATATAAACCGCTTGTAAATATGAGTTAGATACCCCATCAATAATTTGTAAAAAATAAGTGTCTGCCGATAAACTTGACGCTGAATAACTTAATGTGGCTGCTGATGTTGGTAATGGACAACCAGAGGTAATACAGGTAACTGCAAACGGGGGTGTTGATCCTGTAATATTAAAATATACGGATCCCGAATTTGTATTACTACAATCACCAGTTACATTAAAATTATAAACAGAAATACTCATTACCCGTTACAATACACTTCAAAGTTTATCCCAACATTAATTTGAAGGTCGTCAAAATTTGGTTGACAATTATTATTGAACACAACGATTTCTTCGTCTGTCTCATCAATATTATAACCATACCCATTGTTTAGTAAACCATCAAAAGCCTCAGACAAAGCTGTAACCCATTGACTACTAGTTGGGAACCCATTTGTTCCAACACCAGTGAAAAAACCGTATTGTGTTAATATCAACCCATTTATTCTTATATCAACATACCAATTACTCACAATCGTGTTGATTTGACAATTATTTGGATCCAACCCTTGAGACAAGAAGAAGTCTAACATGGTTTCTCCTAATACAATTCCAAATGATGTGGTATTTGGGTTTGTCGTCCAAGGATATAGTCCACAAGTCACTTGTTGTACCGGACAATCCAATACATATAGTTGTGTTGTAAGATTACAAGGTTTACAAGGTATTGGAAGAAACTTACAACCTTCTTGTCTTCTCCATACAAATTTTTGTCTATGAAATATTGAATTTTCTAATCTTGTTCCTGTGTTCCAAATTGTGGTAGCAGGAACCATTTGTTCAATCATTTGAATCCAATAATCTCCCATACCATTCACATAATCTATCATTGTTTGATATGTGTAATTGTTGTTTGGAACTCCAGCCAATTTAATGGACTCTAAATACCTCCAATATATTGATTGTAACGTCGGATATCCTCCTGTTTTTCCATCGGTGATAAATTGACGATTTCTCGTGTTTATCATATTTCTCCAAAATGTTTGAGCGAACTCAAAGAAAGTTTTTTGTTTTGGTTTTGGGACTATTGTTGTCCAATCTACCCCACCCAATTTTGGATATGGGTTAGGTATATAACATGGTGATGGTGGTGTGTAAAATAAACCCTGTTCTGGTATTGGGAAATTATATTGTCGGGACATATACCAAACATCGTAAGCTAATCCTTGTGCTGGGTTCATCATTATGTCCACGTTTTTAACATTTAACGTTAAACACTCTTCACCAACATTATAATACGAATTAAATCCCCCCTCAAAACTTGTTCTTAAAGTTGAGTTTGTATCTACCCAACTTTTTTTATTATCAATAACATTTCTTAATTTATACCCCATGTCCATATAAGGAAAATGTCTATATCTTTGTAGATATTCTTCCCCATAATTAAAAGGTAAAAGTTGTGTTTGATAATTTGGGTTATTTCCTGTGAAGACCTGATTTGTTGGAATCGCAAATTCGGGCATTCTATGTTGAGGTGTTGATTCAAACCACCCACCGCCTATTTGGAAAAAATAACTTTCTGATGGTGTTGGCATTTTGGGACAACCAAACTCATCAACAGGGTAATCAGTTCTTGTTGTTAAAACATTTACGTTTGTTGATGTTGTTGTAAACCCTGTATATGAAACCCCTTGAATTGAAAACACGTCGGTAGTGTCTAAAATTGGGATTTGTGTTGATAATGTACCAGTACTAATTTGAGCGTATTGTTGATTAAACTCACTCATATTTATTCTTTGGTCAGCAACATAAATATATTCATTAAATTCGGTAATCGCTTCTGGAGCACCGATCATTCTTAATAAACATTCTATAGATTTTCTTGTCCCTTTTGATTTAAAGAGATATGCAGAGTTTAGAATTAAATTTCTATAAAACTGATAATTTATTTCTTCAGGTGTTTGTCCTATTTGTAACCCTGGAAAAGTATTTGGTTGTGTTGTGAATACAGCCTGTAATAACTCTTCATTTGATATTGGTGAAAAATTTGTAACCCATCCTAATGTTTGTGCCAAATTTTTTAATAATTGTGATGGGATATCGTTTTGAACCGTATAGTGAATACTATTAATGTTTCCTAACGCAGAAATAAACGTCTTTGTTTCATCAAAACTTCTTCCGTATATTTGGAGTAGTTTTTCAAACTTTTGATCGGGTGTGTCAAATTCTTTAAGAGCCCCTGTTGTTAAAAATCTAGAAACAATATTTGTGGTATATTGATCTAAGTTATATGCAAAATCATTAATTTTTATCAAATAATTATCAAAAGATCCTGATCTAATATCCAAATTCCAAAATCCTGATCTTGGCCATGTTGCGGTTTCTGTTGTTAAAATAAAAGTTCCGTCTTCTTGTTCTTTTGGAACGGTAAAAGTTGCGGTGTATGCCGGAGTTATTTGTCTATTTAATAAAAATTGCTCAACAGTGTCAAAATTCAAATTAAAAACTTTATTTGTTTCATAATCACTTGGTCTAATAACCAAATATTCATAAGAAATTTGATTTCCACTAAACGGATTTCCATCAACAATAAGTTTTAATGTTACCGATGAACTATCAGTTGGGTATAAGTAATTTACAGGATATTGATTACCATTAACATATAACACGTATTTCTTATACTCTAATTTCATATTCCTTAATGGTGAAACTTCAAGTTCGTTAAACATCATGTTTACTTCAGAATTAACACTATAATCAATTTCAAATGGATTTTGGATTGATCCTAAATAAACTTCAAAAATTGTATCATTTTCTACCGAATCATATGAAATGTTAATCGCGGTTTCTTGGGTAATGAATTTTGGTGTTGTTGGGGACACCTCTAAAGCTGCCGGAAAATAATTGATAATCTTTGTAACCGATGTTGAAAATCTTTTTACTAATGATCCGTATTGTGTGAAGTTTGTTACTTGTGATAAATCGTAATTTGGGTAAACTCTATAGTTGTTTGCTAAAATTTCTGCGGACTCAATATTACTTTCCATATTCATGGATTGTAAATTAATTGGGTCTGAGAATGTTCCTATGTTGAATGTCCGATTTTGTTTTTCAGAAATACCTGTAGTAAAATTAAAATTTGCTTGCGTTAGACCTCCTCCAGTGACCAACTGAACACCAACTAAATTATTGGAGAATTGGTTAGCGGCACTACTTTGAGGTGGACAAGTAAATTTATTTGTTGCCATTAAGCGGTTATATTATTAAATGCCTTTGAGAAATCAATATTTTCACCACGATCTTGTCTAACTTCATAAAGAAGAGTATTGAACTGATCTTTAATTTCATACAAGTTGTATTGTTTGTATATGTTATTATTAGAATCGTAAATGGTGTAAATACCATCCTCAATAGATTTAGTTTGGTTTCCGTAAAGAGCGATTGCAAGTGTTGAAATATCTTGGTCAACAATCTCAATCTCGGTGCTTATTGGGTTAAAGTATGTATTGGTAATAATAATACTTTGATTTGGTTGTCCAATATAAGGGGTTGCACTTGGTTTATTAGTTGGTGATGAAGATGGGGATAACGTGCAAAATAACAAGTTAGTTGCCCCTTCTACATATTTATATCTAATAGATTTTTGAATTGTATTTGTAAGGTTTTGAACAACTGGTTCACAATAAAAAGATGATGTGATAATTCTAAAAAAGTTTGGTATTTTTGTTCCGTCGGGATTTAAATATTCCACTCTAAAACCAACTAAACCTTGATTAACGAATTTATTTCTATATTGTGCCGGAACATTGTTTAAGTCAATAACAATACCCTTAACATTTGGTAAAGCGGATAAAACACCACAATCGGTAATTAATGTTCTTATTTCTGCGGGTCTAATCATAAGGGTATAAATACCCAATTTATTAAATTGATCTGCCGGTAATTTTAAGTTATATAAACCACCCAAAATTTCAACAGAACTACCACCAGTATCATTATTATTAAAATAAGGTCTAAGAACGTCTTGTGCGTTTAAAGTTGTTAATGTAAAATTTTGTGTGTCGTCTCTTGATTCAGTATAAACCAATATAATTTCCACATCTTCAGGACTAACGTCTGAAGGTCTTATTGTGCCATAATTAGAAATTGCCATTTTTTTTTCTTACTTTTTTATAAATAGTTATGTTGATACTTTTTCTATTGTAAAATATTTGTATCCGTATTTCTGTAAATCCCCAACATTATCAACCTCACCTAATCTCATAACATTTTCTAATGGTGTGTATTTTCCTCTTTCAATATAAACATTAGTAATAACTTCTGGTTGGTCAATAACATTTAGTAAAGCTTCATTTTTAGTTATTGCCGATAATTCTAAATCACCAGGGACTAATCCATATGAGTCTGTAAAATATATTGTAAAATCTTCATAGTCATGGTAAATCGCTCCGTTCATTGTGTAGGCACTATAAGTTCCTGTTGGATCTACGCCATAATAAGTTCCGATAGCACCTGTTGTTCCTGTTACTTGAATCCCCAACTTAAACTTACCTCCTGATAAATTAATTTTAGGTCCGTATTGTGCCAAATCATTTACGGTGGATTCTGTAAATCCTGTTATTGGAAATGGAACTGATGTGTAGTTGTATGAATAGTAGTCGTTAATGTTTGTATTTGAATCTCCTGTAAAGATATAATCATAGCTTACAGGGTTTGCCGACCAACTTCCACCTGCGGGATAAAATGTTATTGATCCTTGTGGGTTTGGTATTGTGGCGGCACTATATGGTGTTAAAATAGGTTTTTGAACTTTTGATATCCCCCAAGGCGAGTTGGCGGTCAAGGTAATTGTATAGTTATTATTTGCAGTTGCGTATGTATGTGTAATTGGTGAAATACCTAAAACCGCCTGTTGTGGTGATCCGTCCCCCCAATCTAATGTATAAGTACATAGTTGTAAAAACTTAACAAATTCTAAATCAGAGGTATTGTAAAAAGTATAAGTATATGGGTTAATTGTATTTGCGGTAACAATAAAATTATTTAACACATCAGCTTGTAAAACTAAACCATCAAAAGGTGTATAATAACCCAAGTCAACGGCAGATTCTGTTATTAATATGTTTACCGATAAACCAGTTAAAAATGAAGTCCCTCCTGTGTTTCCACTTAAAATATAACTCATTGGAAGATAAACCCCTGTTGTTCCTGTTGTTGTTGCGCTTGTGGTTGTTGCTGTTAAACAACAAGGATCAATGATTGTTGTAATATCTGTTTCTCCTGTGTATGGAACAAAAATAATATCACTTTTGATATTCTCAGGGGAAATAATAAACTTAAATTCTTGTAATTCCATTATGGGTTAACATATTCATACCAGATTATCGGTGAGTTTGAATCTCCAACTCTTAGAGTTGTTGATGTTGAAAACACTTCGTAAGTTTTATCGTTATAATCTAATTCCACCTTATAATAAAAATAGTCCTCATTATTAAAATCAAACTTGCTTGGGGTTATTAAATCTTGTCTTGTATTTGTCATTTGTTTAAAAACTCCTTCTCTTGCATCAAAAAATTTGGCGGTCATATAAAAAGTTGATATATCTATAAAATCCCTACTTCTTAACCAATAAATAAAAAACCCTTCTTTATCATTTCCAATATAATCCAAAACCATTTTTGGTTTTTTAATTTCAACAGGAGGTATGATTGGCGATAAAACTACGGTTTGTGTCAATCCTTGTTGAACGGGGAGAATTACTGACAAATAAATTTGTTGTGTTTTTTCTTCTTTTGTGTCATAAAAATCTAATTTAAAAAAAGATTTTGTGAAAGGTTTTGAATAATAATAAACGTCTTGAACTGAAAATCCATTATTCAAATATGTGTTTGACCATGCTCCAACCGTAGTTGCCGTTATTGGTTGGGAGTCATCATAAAAATTAAATTCATAATTAATTGCTGAGTCACCATTATTAAACACATTATGACTAAATCTTGCAATTTCAAAATCGGCAGCAACTCCGGTAACCTGTTTAACCATCTCTGTTTCATATTCAGAAATGCTTTCGTCCCTACCCATAAAATCCCATTGCATATTAATGGGAATATTAACATATTTGTTAATATCATCTTTTACAATTTTTATTCTACTCGCATTCATCGGCTATTGGGTCAGCAATTGTTGTTATGTTTATAGGAACCGCTCCAGTTTGAGCGTAATCACTTGGTATGTTGTAATTTTCGGGGGTAACTCTAAATATTGTGTTTGTAAATGGGTAATGTGCGTTATTTAAAAAAGGAAAATCAACGCCAACACCATCTGTATCAACAAGTCCATATGGATATAAATCTCTCCATCTAAATAAAGCATTCATTGTTGAGTAATATGCATAATCAGGAATACCAACAACATTTAAAGAACTTCCTTCTTCAATATAATCAGAAAAAGCCCTAATTTGAATTGGACTATGTGGTTGATAAAAATACCCAAAAGAATTATTTGAGTTTAGTGTGGTTGCCGATAAACTAAACCAATTTTGGTCATATGTTATCTTATGTTGATATATTGAAATTACTCTTTCAAGTTGTTCAAAATTATTCCATTCACAAAAATCTCCGTCTATTGTGTCTCCTGTTGTTAATAATTCATTATAATAAAATGGTCCTTTATTTAATAATGAAAAATATTGATTTTGGAGTATAGTCGTATTTGAATTTGCATTATTTTGATCCCACCATATTTGTGGTTGTTTTTGATCTAAAAAAGTATTAAAATACCAACCTTGTTTTAATTTTTGTGTCCACCCAAAATAACCTCTCCAAATTGTGGTAAAAAATAATTCACTAACGGGTCTGTTTTCATTATCCAATAAATCAAGAATATCCACATCACAATTAAATGATAAAGTATATGCTCTTGATCCTTCTTTAACTGATGTTCGTTTTCTTTGGTTTGGTGTTAATGATTTTATTTCACATTTGGTTTTATTGTTATAAACATTTTGTTCGTATCCTGCGTTTACCAATACCGCACATTCAGGATTTGTTAATATTTTATGTTTTCTAACATAATATTTACTGATTGTATCAGCAGAATTAGACGCATTTATAACCCTTTTGAATGTTCCTTGTGTGAAGGTTTGAAACGTAGTTCCTGTATATCCAACATTTAATATGTTAAAAATATATTCATCGGATCCTGAAGCCGTATCTCCCAAACTAGTTACTTGAAAAAAATCATTCCCATTATAGTTTGTTGATAGTTGAACAAATTCTCCAACCGATAATCCATGCATAACAGGACATTTAAAACTAATAACCCTTGTTGTTTGATCACTACCAAGAGTTACATAATATGGTAACCCATCTTGTGCCACCCAATTCCAAGAAATATTTGTATTTGGCTCAATGGCATAAAGATTTTTAGTGTAATCATTTTGATATGCGTAACTTAAATAGTGTGACCAATTATATGTGGTCGCACTAATTGATTTAAAATCTAAATGTCTTCCGTTTCCAATCGTATACCCCAAAACATCATTATCGGTTCGTATAAAATCAAACTCGGGATATTGGGGAAATCCATCCCAAGGAACATTTTGGTTCATTGGTTGTGGTGGAACTGATGGTGAATTACCTGAAGGATAATATGATATTGCGTTTGATAACGCATTTGTATAATAAAGATTGTCTCTAAACGGGGGGTATAATGTTGTGCCCGTTAAAGCGTTTTCAAACAAAACTGAATATTTTGTTACAGGTCTAAATATTGTGGATAATTGTCTTTCTTCATCAAACACATTTGCAAGATTTAAATCAACACTTCTATCAAATTCTGTTAAATCTTTACTAGACTGATTTAATGGTATATTGATAAACTGATCCGTTTTTGGGGCTCCCTTATATCGTTGTGTCGACTCTATTATTCTTGTTGTTGGATCTATCTGCATTTTACTCTTCTGCTGTTGCTACATAAAGTTTATAGAATCTATCTACGGCGGTCTTTCCGTTATTTAAACCAAAGTAAAAATGATAAGGTGCTCCAACAACCACCGACTGATTAGCATTACCACTAGGTATACCCTGATTAACTATTGAAGGGGGTATGAGTGGTTCTGGTACACCAGCTAAAGTATAATTTGTTATATACCCCAATTTAGTTGTTGATGTTATATATTTTTCACCTAAAGTTGTGAAATCTAAATCTTGATATTTTTTCTTAAAGAACCCTTGTCCAATAACATTTGTATACCAATTATTATCTTCTGTTCCAAAAATATTTTGGCTTGGGGAGCTCGTTTTCAAAGACCATTTATAATGTGGTACCACTTGTGATTTAGAATACCCAAACTTTTCTTCAATTAACGGAGTGAAATTATATGTTTCAATTCCAGGTGATTCAATTTTTCTATATTTTAAATTTTCTTGTGGTGTCTGAAAAAATAATCCCATAACAGGTTTAATTTGATCAGGAGTTGGTGCCCCATTATCTCCAAAAAAGATATATTGATTACTTGGCACATTTTCACTTATAAATGGTAAAACTTTCCACTCTGAATTAATGGATAACATTTGAGCCCAATCTCCGTCAATTCTATAACCACCTCTTGTACTATTAAAGAATTGAATAATTCCTTGCCCTTCAGTTGAATTGTCCCCACTAGATATCGGAATCATTCTTTGTCTAACTCCATCATTAAGTATTCTTGAAAGAAACCCAAGTTGTATAATGTCAGAATTGTCTTGATATGATGTGGCTTTTAATTGATTTCCATAATAAGACCCAAAACCATCAATACCTCCAGAACAACAAACTTCGTTTATAAAATAATCTCTAGGCCCTAAGTCAACAACGGTCGTTGGGAATTGTATTTGTTTTACATTATATCCAAATCCAGGAAAATTACTAAACGAACTTTGTGAATTATAGTTTGGTGAGTCTTTTCCAATAAACTCTTGTATTGTATTATTCCAAGGTGATGATCTATAATAAAAATTATTACTTAATTCGTTAAATACAATAACATTTTCACAATAATTATAATTTGGATTAGTCGCGTTAACCCCAAATGTTGTTCTTTTATTGAAATTAAACATATATAAAACCCCGTTGATCCAATTATTCTGAAATACTTGTCCAAACACCCCTCTACAAGCCGCGAAGTTCATAGTAAATCTTGTTTTCCATTCTAAAAACAATTTAGCATCTCTAAAGTACTCCGGAATTAGATATAATTTTTTAAACACTGGAATACCTGTTTCTATGTAGTTTAGTAAACAATAACATCCATTTACCATTCTATTTGACGGTATTGCGCATTGTCCTGCTGGTAAAACACCAACATTGTTTCCTGAACCACTATAACACTCTAAAGGAACCATTCCTTCACAAGTTAATGTTTCTGTTAATCCTGTTGTGATCGGATCATCATCTTGTGATTCACCAGATATTAAGTCTCCACCTACACCTATCGTTGGTTGAGTTTCATTACCATTTTGACCATAAAATGAAAAGTTATCATTTTGGTGAAGACCATATCCTGTTTGAGTTCCTGATGGTCCGTTTTGAACGTTTGTAGATGTTGGTAATCTATCTGATCTCATCACTATACGATTACTATATGTCGTTGGGAAAGATATTGGATTTAGTCCATATCTATAATAGGCGGGAGAATAAAGTGCCGATAAATTACCCATACTATTCACTCCCGTGTAGAATGTTGAGCCAGTATTAAAATATTCACCCTTTTGACAATCTTGATTACAAGGTGGGTTACTATTATTGTTTCCTGTTTGCATGTTTAAATTTGTAAACTGAAAATCATTTACCCACCTTAAATAAGTTCCTCCGACAGTATAGTAAGATGTTGATGGTATTGGTAATCCATAACCATTCGCAATTGTTTGTTGTAATGATGTCGTACTTAAGTTATTTGTTTGCCATTGACCTGGATATGGTGAATAGGTTGTTGATAAAATATCATCGGTACTTAAATAATAATATGGTAAATTAGATGTAAAAGCGGTATATTGTATTGGGTCTGGAGTGAAAGTAAATGAAGGGAAATATAATGTTTGATTATTATTATTTGTGGTATTATGTGTTGTAGGTTTTAATAATGTGTTTAATGGTTGTATTGGAACATTTAAATAATAATCTCCTTGTATTGTAATATTCCCATAAGATTTACCAAATATTTTAGATAAGTCATAAGATATAGTTTGTTTTGTAGTAAACGGATCTACACCTCTTACAAAAATACAAATTTCATAAGTTTGATAATTTTCCATCACACCAATTATATTTGAAAGGGTATTACTACCCCCACATGGTGCAATATAACTTATGTCGTGTAATAAATAAGTTTGAGGATAAAATCCTGACGCTGATGTATAATTTGATTGGTTTATAAAATCGGTATATGTTATTCCTGTAATTAATTGAAAATACTCAAGATCTGTGGGATATTGAAGGTATGACTGCTCAACATTAGGATTTCCTACAACAGGAAGTTGACTCACTTGTGGTGAATTAATAACAATATTTGCCGTTAATCCATTTGACGGATTTGATGGGTCGGCATAAGTTAAAGGTAATGATGTTTGTCCTGTAAAAGTTGTTCCTGTTATTGAATTATTTTGGAATTGGTTGATTGTTGCTCCCGTCAAATTAACCATCCTAAGAGTAGATCCTGAGTCCATATAATTTGGGTCTTGGAAAGTAATAATATTTCCAACACCTAAAGATTCGGTAGATCCTGCGGTCATTAAAACAACAATTACCTGATCCTCATATGGTGTTGATCCCGATGTTGGATTCACGGTTGTTTTTATTCTATTAACACCAGTTCCGAACGCACTTATCGTACTACTTTTAAAGTATTTATCTCTAGTGTTAAATTCATTTAATTTTTGTGAAAACGTTACAGAAGTAGGATATGCAAAAAATCTATCGTCCGCCCCCGCATTTTTTTCTGCCGAGAATAAAAATGGTTGTGGTGCTTTTAATAAATAGGCCTCATTTGGTAAATACCTATTTGGGTCTGTTGAACTAATAACGTCAGATCCAGAAGCAATTCTTATATAATCTAAAGAAGCCTTAACAACAACATCAACACTTATTTCATCTTGACTTGTGGCTTCAAGTAAAGTTGTAAATGATTTACATGGGGGGAAAGGGTCATTTCCATTTGGGTCATTGTTTAAATTTGGGTGGTCTAAAGTGTATGCACCTGAAGAATTTACGGGGGCAATTAATGTTTTTGGTGTTGATAACTGAGTATTATTTGATCCTCCACCCGATGATTGTGCCGCAGTATTAATTTCATTGTAAACAGAATTTGAGTCAAAATCATCACTCATGTCTGCATTTTTACAATCGCAGTCACAACTTGTACAATCAGGATATGAAATCATTGGTAATCCAATTCTTGGGAATCCTTTTATTTTTACCGCCGCAAATATTGCAAAAGCGGTAAAAGTGGCCGCTAATACCGCAGAAAACACGGCTTTAGCAATTAATACAAATTGTTTTATAAGTAATCTAACAGCCTTAGCTAATGCTCCTGTATCAACAACAGGACCCGCCAAACTAGCGTTTATTGCACTAAGTTGTGCTTCAATAATTTCGGAAGCGTTTTCAAATACCGCTTGCGCATCATCAATCGCCTGTATTGTTAATACAATACCCAATATAATTAAAACATATTTTAATATAGGCCACAAAAATGAAATAAAATGAGCGACAAATAAAAGTACTAAAATCGGAAAAGTTAAAATATTAATTAATATGTTAAAAACAAAAAATATCGCATCAAAATTTCTAATAATATCATTTACAGGAAATGTATTTACGGTTGACTTACAAGATCTATTATCAATTTCTTTTATACCCAAATGTTTTGCTCTACCAATACCTTTTTTATATCGGTCCAAAAACATAGTTGTTGTATAAACTTTATTATAACCAAATTCATAAAAAGTATCTTCACAATTTAAAGCCTCCTGAACATTTGCATAGTCATCCCAATCGGTGCTAAAAGCATATGATCTTAATAAATTAAATAATTCTTCTTGGTATGAGGTGAATGAAAATGATTGAGGTTGTGAGGAGTCAATTGGTGTTCCCACAATTTGTATAGTATCCCCAAAATCAAATGGTATTGAATTTAAACTTCCAAAATACAATTGGCCATTAAGATAAATTGAATATGAACTTACGTTGTTGGTTACAGGTTGTGATAACCCTAAATTATATCCAAGATTATTTATTATGGTAGTTCCTGTAACTAATCCAGCGGAAATTGAATAATTGTATGTTCCTGGTGATAAATTTGTAAATGGGTCGTTTGATGAATTATATGTATTATTCCAACCATACTCTTTGATGTTTGGAACTAAAAAATTTGCTCTTTGAAAACTTCCTTGAAGTCCTTGTTCGTTTTGCCATTTAAATCTAAATCGGTATTTTCCTTTTGTTGGTATTCCTTTTTTTGGGTCGTTTGAAATTACTTGTTGTCCAAATTCATTTGTAAAAACATAATCAAGATTCATTGGAACATTTAACAAATACGTCCCGTCAGCATCTATTACCTTACCTTCTTGTTCTATTTCATATCTTTCTAATATTGGAAGTCCATTATCATCTGAAAATATGGTTTGTCTAATAGCTTGAATTTCACCAGGTCCCGCAACTAACTCACATAAATTCCCCGTATTATTTTTTGGTTTACAACTTACTTTCAACGCATCGTCATCGGTTGTTGAAATAATTGACCCCATGAATATTGCCGTTGGTTGTATATTTATATTTGCTTGTTTTGTTAAATCAAAATCAACTCTTGTAATTCCAACTTGACAAAGATCTGCGTCTCCCCAAAATGGTCTAACATCAACATCAAAAACCAAGTTTTTAATTTGTGGTAGTTCTCTAAGGTTTGTTGATGATTTAAATTTGGCGCCGTTAACTTGTGTTTCTGTCGCCAATCCTTGTTGGATTAAATCTTGTGGTGATAATGAAAAACATCCTATGTCTGATAAATCAACATCCATCACAATTGTTTGAGTTCCAACTGGAACCCCAAAAATCATAAAGTCACCACTTTCATTTGTGGTAACAGTAAATCTATAATATTTATCGTATACTTCAATATACGATCCGTCCATTAAAATATCCCCTTTATTTGGAAATGATCCTGTTGATACGTGTCCGTTATATGATGGTAACTTCGGTAAAAGATTATACCTATAACCATCTTCATTAGTTTCAGTAATGGTTTTATATGGATATAATTCTGAAATTACAGGGTCTAATTCATCAGCAGATTCCAATGGAATAAAAACCGAAACCTTCGCATTTGGTAATCCAAAACCCCCATTAACAAAAACTCTACCGGTTACAACACCATAATCAGCACAAAATCTAGTATATACATCATTTGCTAAAATCTTTAAAGATAATACCTCCAAAGACTCCCAATCTTGTTCTAAATTTACATTTATATACTTATCAACACCGACTTCGGTTCTTATTCTATACGATTTACCCATTAAAAAACGTTTTTTTCATAAATAGTTTATTTGCTATTTTGATAAAAATAGTTATAAGTTGAAAAAAATAAATTACTATGAAAAGTTTACTGATTTCAGGTTCAAAACTCTAACATTAATATCTTTATTTGGATACCTAATTTGGTAAGTTTGTGTTGGTGTCGCAAACAAAGTATCTGCTGTTGGTCGAATTTGTCTTGTAAATGGATCTGCGTATGGCATAGAAGTTTGTGCAGATGAATACTGACCCCCAACTTGATTAAAGAATAATATATCTGTAATACTTACAATACCATTTTCTGATTGAATTAATCTTCTTAATTCTGATATGTTAACATTTTGACCAAGATTTCTAACCAATGGGTTAAAGAAGTCGGTAATAATTTGAATTGTTTTTGAAATGATTGCCCCTTGATTTTGGCTATTATCTAATACAACATCCACAGTAACAGATAAGTCAATCGTTTCTGCAGCTTCAATAGATATATAATCATTTATCATTCTATAATTAGATAAATAATTGGCAACATTTTGTTTTAAGGTATTTGATACAACATTTGTTAATGTTCCACTAGAGTCATAAGACAACATTTTAATTCTTATCTTATTATTTTCTTCTGTAATCGCAACTTTTGCTGGTGCCCCAAATTGAGAAGGCATCGTTCTAATAAGTGAATTATAATCATTTACGGTTACCGCTCTATTCTGTGCCGCAAAGTTAAACGCGACCAAATTTCTAACATCTTCCGTTGTTGGTGGATTCGCTCCTCCAATTGCTGCGGTTACATTATTACATTGTAAACTATTGATAACACTATTATTCACACTTTGTGAAGGACCGTTAACAGCAAAAGAAACCGTTCCAATTTGATTTATGGTGTTAATTCCCAAATTACTTGATAAACCACCACCAATTCTATATTGAACGAACAAAGTTGTGTTTGGTGGTAAAGCAGCGCCCAAAGCATAATTATTTGTATATCTACTTAAATCAAATCCTTTTCCGTCAATAGCAAATTGTCTTAATTGTTCGTCTGCTGAAATGTTTCCACCACCAAAAGTCGTTTTACAAAACCCTTGTGGTGTATATTCAGAAATAAATTTGTTTGATGTGGTAATATAAGTTCCAACTTTAATACCTGGCTGATCCGAAACTTTTGTTGGGTCTTCAACAAATACCCTATCTTGAACCAAAGCGTCCACCTCAAACCATCTTTCGGGACCCAAAGTTAAAAAATCTTGTGGGTTAGGTATCGTTGAATATTGTGTTCCTTGTTTTAATAAAACACTTGTAATACCTAAAACATTTTTTTCAGGTAAAAATAATTCTAAATAAGGTTTTGAATCATTTGGTGTAATAACTCTTTTATATACTTTTGTAATACCATTAACAACAACTTCTCTTTTAACAATGGTATAATTTAATAATTTACCACTACTATCAAAGTTTGGTATTTTAACTCTATTTGGCGATCCTTCAGCATTGATTGGTGACGCAAAGTCAATATCATATACCGTTTCAAATGGTTGTCCTCCACCATTAACTTGTGATCCTCTTCTTAATACACCACAATATCTTAAATCTTCTCTATCACCAAAAGCCGGAACCGTAATTGAAAAGTCAATTAAAGCAACCGATGGTCTTTGTCCGGGAACTTTTAATCCGTATGTTCTTGCAATATTGTATACCGAATTTTTTTGTTGAGCAAATTGTAATACGGTTTCTTGTATACTTCTATCTATTTGATAATTTAAATTATCGGTAACCGCAGCATTTAAATCCAACATCACAGAAAAAATACCTGCATCATTAAAGTTTTGAACCAAATCAGGATAATAAGTTCTTGTAAAATTAATTAATTCAGTTCTTACTCCTTGAAAGTCTCTAACCGTGTATGATATTTTTTTCTCTGCCATATATAATATTAAATATTGATAATGATAAAATCTTGAGATTCAAAAGCCGAATCTGTTATACGATAATCTATTTTGATTTTTGCGGTGTGTTCTAAAGTTGCGATATTTGTAACTTTAAACTCCCTTTCTCCATCTCTATTCACGGTATAACCTTTATCTTCTAAACCCGCAGATGCCGGTTCAACAGTAATGTTTGTTACTTGTAAATTTGGCATATATGTTCCAATTGTACTTCTTATCTCGGCCTCAATGTCAGAAAATGTTGGTCCGTCTAAAGGTTCAAATATGTATTCATAAAGACGAGTTCCAAAATCAGGTAAAAAATACCTTGATCCTTTTCTTGTTAATAAAAGATGAACAAGATTTGCCCTAATCTCACCCTCAGTAGAATTTGTCACATCCAAATAACGTCCAGTGAAAGAGTCAACAAAAGGAAAAGAAATTCCATAAGTAATACCATTTGCCATATCACTTATAAATATAAGTTATCGTTTTTTTAAGTAAAAAAAAATCACTACCGAAGTAGTGATTTTTGTAAATTTTTAGTTCCCTTTTGGTAAATAGGTTCGTAAGGACAATGTTTACAATGTGATCCGCAACAACTTCCTCGTTTAATATGGTATTCTTCAGTCATTACGATTCTACCATTATCGTCTGTATAAAAATCAGGTTTAGGTGACATTTTTGTAGTCTCCTGAACATATAACTGTTGTATCCAATCGTTTGATGCGTTTATTGCCATAACTTATACTATTTCACATCCAGACGCTCCACAAGCAACTTCACCACTAAGATTTGTATTATCTTGTAATTCAATGACTTTAGTTAAGTCAACATTTGTTAATGTCTTAACTAATCTTTCAAAATCTTCTTGTATACAATCTTCAAAAGGTGCTTGGGTATAAGTTCCTCCGTTGTATGGTAATACTGAAAGTCCATTGTAAAATTTTCTATTTTTCCACATCCAATCACCAACTTGTTCCCACTCATCTTCTTTAACTGAAATTGTAGCCGAAACATTATGTGTATTTTGTCCTGTTCTGTGACCAGATCTAACCCACTCTTTTGAAACTTTTTTAACTCTTTCTAACATTTCAAACACTGACTCATATCTCAAGATTGACCCTTCAGGTGCTTTTTGTGGAATTGTAATTACTGCGGTATCGTGTGGACGAAAGAACTCATCTTCAACAAGTTCGGGGTGATTGATTGCAAGATAAGAATAAATTGCCTCATTTTTTCCAACACGAATTCTTCTTAAATAATAATCATTATGCCAAGCGTGAATTCCTGATGAGGTTCCCAAAACTAAAGATGATGTTCCTGATGGTTTAACGGTTGTTGTTCTTGCTGCCGCATTGATTCCAATAAGATTTGCAACTCTTTCGTTTTCATCTTTAACAGATTGTGCAGCTGCTTCCATATCATAACCTAAAACAACTCCTGATCCAATACCCGTCATTCCAACACCAATAAGAGCATCTTTTTCTGTGGTTCTTTTCCATACATCGCGAAGGTAATGGAAATCAGTATATCCCGCTTGAAGTGTCCCAATGAACGCAGCCCCTTTTACTCGTTGTTCAAAATCTTCTTGTGATTCAATATCAGAAGCATTTACCTCACATAAATTACAGAACTGATAAGGACGAAGTCCGATCTCACAACAAGGATTTGTTCCCCAATCTTTATCGTTTGATAAATAAATTCCGGGTTCTCCTGCTCCTGACAATTCAATTCTTTTCCAAAGACCCATAAAATATTCTTTGGTTATTTTGTGACGAAGAAGTACCGCCGAATTGTTTGCTCTTCCTCTTTGTGGATTTTGTTCCCACCAATTTCCTGACTTACAAGAAATCATTTCTTCATCATCCGCAGAGAATAACGAAATTAAAGCGGCCCTTCTAATTCCACCAGCAAGAACTGCGTCTGCGATATGACAAACGATATCGTGAGTTTCAATTGGTGTTAATTTTTCGCGATCGTTTTTAGATTCAAATACTTTTGTAATGTTGTGAATACAATCTTTAAGTGGTTGTGGGCCAGGTGCCTTTCCTCCTGATGTAACCAACAACGCTCCTTTTTGACGAATGTCTGAAAAATCAAAAATTGGTGTTGATGATTTTATTCCAAAATAAGATTCAACCAATACTTTAATTGCGTCCGCCCATCCTTCAATAGAATCACCGATCAAATATCTTCTTGTTCTATTTGGGTTTGGTTTTTTAATTTCAGGTAATTTATCAACGTGGTGTTTTTGAACTGAAAACCCAACTCCTGTTCCTCCTAAAAGTAAAAACATAGTTTCAGAAAACGCATCTTGGTGATCAATTGGCAAATATGCACAATTATAAACCCTGTTTGGTGAAATTTCAATTGGTTTTCCGCCAAATTGTAAAGACCTCATTGATGGAAGAATTTTTTTATCATATACCATTTGATAAACGTTTTCAATTTCTTCTTTAATTTGTGGGTATTTTTTTTGGTGCATTTCTTTATTTCTTGTCACCAATTCTTCCCAAGTTTCTCTTCTATTTAATTCGGGAATGAATTTTGCGTATTTCATATACACCGTAATGTTGCTTAATATTTTTTGTGAAATATCCATTTTTTTTTAATTTTAAAATTATGATTTAATTATTTACAAAAGATTGTGGCTTTTGTGACTCTTTTTCTTTTCTTTTTTCAAGTAACTCCCTAACTCTTTGTCTTTGTCTTTCTTCTTTTTGTTCTTCAATCCCTAAGAATGTCATAGAGCTTTCTGTGTCAATATCTAACATTGCATTATCAAATTTACAATTTTCAAACACAATCCCGTCATCACCAATTCTTGATTTTGTAATTGCAATTGTTGCCAGTTTCAATTCTTTTTGTTGTAATGTTTTGGCCACAGATATAATTACGTGTCCAACTTGTGCCTTTTTAATTGACCCTCCCATTTGATCTGTTGTTACAACTTCTGATGAAATTGAAGCTCTATTTCCTTGTGTCGCCGTCCAACCAACAAGATCCATTTCATGACACATCGCCTCAAATGCTCTCATAACCGATCCTTCGCTTTTCCATTCATCACCCAAGTTTTTGTCTGGAACAACACAATCAATATAATCTAAAACTACCATGTCTATTTTTATCCCATCAGAAACCATTTTTCTAATTTGATTTTTGATTTGTAACATAGTCATCGTATCAGAAGCCAATTTTTTCATTATCAACTTGTTTGGCATAGACTCTTCAATTTCCCTAACTCGTTTCATAACATAATCTTTTTTCTCTGACAAATCGTCAGGATGAACCTTTGTAAATAATGTGTAATGTTTTCTTTGAATTACCTTTGGGTTATCTTCAAAAAACACTTGAAGGACATTAAATCCAAGATTAAATGCGTGATTTGCAATCTTTGTTAGAATTGTTGATTTACCCACACCAGTTGGTGCCAAAATTACACCAATCTCACCTTTCGCCAAACCACCTTTAAGTAGTCGGTCAATACCAGGGATTCCCATAGGGATTGGGTGTCTATAGTCTTCTTCTAATACCTGATCAATGTTTGAAAATATATCAGTCATTGATGTGTCTTTTGCACCAACTTGAAGTGCGGTTTTAACCAACTCTTCTAATGTGTCGTAATTTTCAAACTCACCTCCGTCAATTATTTTCTGAGCCTTACCCATTACCTTTTGAAGCTCTTGTTGTTTACAGAATTTTAAAGCCTTTTCTTGAACAAAACCAACGCCATCAATAGGTGCGTCCTTAATTTTCTTAATTGTGTCCATCACAATTTTTGATGCCAGTTCTTGTTGTAACTCTGATTTTGTTATTTGTTCAAGAGTCTCAAATGATGGTGTATGATCATATTTGATATAATATTCCCTAATCATTTGAATTATGATTTTGAAGTATTTGTTTTCAAAATAGTTGTTTTCAATTACATCAATAATAGAATGTGAAAAATCCTTATCTACTATAATCTGATTTAAAAGTTGTAATTGAAATGTATTTCCTAAATACTCAAAATTTTTACTCGTTGCCATTGTCTTGTTTCTCCTTTCGTATGATAAATACTATTAATTTTTAATAAGTTCGGGATAAAAATAATTAAAATTTTTACCTGAAAAAATGTCAGTTAGACCCGACATGATCGTTTTTAACTTTGGGCGTAGGTCTACGGTGTATCTTACCTTTGGGGGGTATACTTTCGCGTCAAACTGCCTATGACAAATTGTCAGGTCTCCAACCTTAATAATTAAATTAAATTTTTCCGGTCCATCAGTAATTGATGTGTTTAAGATATCCGGATTATCAAAAATCTCATACTGATTGCTCAATAAATAAGTTACAGATCTCATCTTTAAATCATATTGTAATTCATTACATATTGAATTTATATGATCATAAAAATTTTCTGACTTGTGAGCATGTTTGTTAAATCCTCTAACATTAAAAAATCTTTGGACAACAATGTTTTCATTGCATGTTAACAAAAATTCCACTTTTGTTATTTCTTGTTCTTTCATAGTTTTTTTTGTTTCTACTTTTTGTTTCTAAAATTACTTTTTTCTTTTCTAGATAGCTTTAAAAATGGTTTTAAAAAATTCACCCAAGCGTCGTCACCCTTTGGTAAGTATTTAAAGAATCCGTCGTTCATCATCATACGAATTAAGTTCCTGTGCCCCCTTCCGTCAGGATCCAATGACTCGGAGTAATACGATTGAACTAATTCTTTTCCTTCGTCGGAAATCAAAGGCTTTGATAAGTCAACTAATTTTTCGTTTATTACAAAAAACTCATCTCCAAATATTCCCTCTTTGGTTTTTCCACTTAAAAGGTTTTTTAACGCAACATTTTCTTTTTGTTCTTTTAATAATTCCTCACCTTTTGTTAAAATATCAGTAAGACTAATTTCCTTTTCAAGTATTTCAGGAAATAATTTAATAAAAGTTTTTTCACCAAGATAAAAAATACCATCAATATTATCTGAACTATCACCAGTTAATATTTTATAGGTTTTAACATTATAATGGGGGATCTCTAATTGGTCAATTTTGATCATATCCCCATTCTTATAATACTTCTTGGTATTAGGTGAATAGATCGTTACCTTTTCAGATATAAGTTGTGTAAGGTCTCTATCTGAAGAAAATATTGTTTTATCTTCATCATCAGAAATCTGACAATAGTAAGCAATTAAATCATCGGCTTCTGAATTCTCAACGTCCAATTGTCTTACAAACATTTCTTCAAGGTATTGTTTAACCCTTTGTTTTTGATTTAAAAATGATTCTTCTTTAAAATCATTTTTTGGATTGTTGGATTTACGGTTCAATTTGTACTTTGGGTATAATAACCTTCTTTGTGATGAGCTTGTTTCTCCATCCCAAAATACAACAACTTTGTTATAGTTATTTTCTTCAAGGAAACGTCTTAGGGTATTTAAAAAGTGCCAAATACCTCCAACGTGTTCTCCTTTATTAAAGAAATCTCTTACTCCGTGAAATCCGATTTTTAATAGGTTGTTTCCGTCAACCAATAACGTTTTAGTCATTTTAAATAATTACAAGATTCTTACTCTGATTCTTCTCTCTCCGCCTTCAAATCAAAGTCACCATCAACTCCAATTATTTCTTTCCAATACTCGGCATAATCTTTCTTGTATTGTTCTATTGATGCTTTTTCTTCAGACGATTCCTTACCAGGTAAAAAACCGTGTGGTGTTACAATTATTTTCCCATCTTCAAAACCAAGCCCATTGATGTGATTTTTCATAACCGATACTTTTGTTCTTGACGCAAACTTTACCGTTCTTTTGTCTTTTGTTGCGGTAATCTTTGTTGTTCCCGCACCTTTTTGATTACCAAATAAGAATACCAATGATGAGTTTAACCAAATTGCCTCACCACCCTTTGCTTTAATTTTAGGTTGACCAAATGGATTGTCAGGTAATTCAACCCAAGGCTGGTTTACGATAATAAGGGTATTCTCATATTTAGAATCTGATTTACGAGACCCTGAAATTCTTTGATTAATACCCATGCCAATTTTGTCGGCTAATGCAGCTGCATTGTGTTGTTTTCCACCTCGGCCCTCATAAGTCATTTTACATGGAACTGATCCAACTGAATCCCACATTATACAAAGTGAGTAATCTAATTCACCCTTTTCTTGAGCATCCAATAATTCATTAATATAAGCTGTAATTTGTTCAATGTAATCAAAATTATTATTAAAGATGTAAAAACCATCCCACTCTAATTCTCCTGTTTCGGTGTCAACAACTTCTTCACATTCAAAACCCATAAGTTTGGCGTGTTCAAAACTCCATTTTTGTTCTGTAATGATAAACACAGGAAGAATACCTTTCTTTTGAGCATCAACCGCAGTTTTAACAAGCGCTGTTGTTTTTCCCGTATCTGAGTGACCCAAGAACATATTAATATGTCCCATGGCCGGACCTGGAAGTCCTACCGCATCCAAAAATGGTTGACCCAAATCAAAAAATCTTTGTGGTTTATATTTTGCTGATGTGGAAAATTTCTTTTTTAATGAACTAAAATCATTTTTTTTAATTGCCATAATATTCTATTTATTTATAATATAAAAAAAAACACCGACATTGTAAATCGGTGTTTAGATAATACTTAGGGTTTTTTTAGTTAAATTTAGAATGGTAATTCTTCATCAACTTGATCGTTTTCTTGTGGGTCAGCAACTTCATTAATTGATTTAGGTGTTGATTTTCCTCCCATAGAAACTTCTGCGGTTTCGGTGTTAGAGTAAACATATCCACCTTTTTCAGAATCCCAACGTGGAGTTTCTCCTCTTGCAATTGCTTCCAAATATTCAACAGGTTTTTTAGAGTATACATCTTCCCAAGTCATTTCATTACCAACCCAATCAGACATTTGATCTGTGTCATCAGAGATTGATGAAGGGTCATCATACATAACCGTTTGAATAACCGTATACGTCGCTCCTTTTGGCGTTTTTGCCTTTGTTAATTCAAGAATTAAGTCTCGTCCTTTATCAGGATCGGTAACATCACCTTTAGCTTTCCAAATAGGAATAATTTTATCTAAAATTCCTTCTTGTTTGTAATTGTGTTTAAATCTCCAAAATTTAACACCATCTTGTTCGTTATCACGATCAATAACTTTAACAATATAGAATTTGCGAGCCTTATATTGTTTTGCAAGTTCTTTGTCTGAATCACGACCTGTTGACATAAGTTCTTCATATACCTCATTCAAAGGCGATCTTTCATTATCATTTTTTCCTGGATCGTAGAATTTTTGCCATTTTCCGTCCAATAAAACTTCGTGGAACCACACTTCTTTGAATGGTGAAGATCCGTCTGTTGTTGGTAAGATTCGGACACGTTTTTGTCCTTGTTTTTCGTTCTCTTTCAATAGAGCTGCGAAATATTTTTTCATTCTTTCTTCTTGTGACATTTTTGAAGTGGAAGAAGAACCACTTTGTTTTGAACTTTCATATTGAGCCAAAACCGCGTCTAAAACATTTGTCGCCATGTGTAATTAAAATTTAAAAGTTTATGTGTAAAAAATATAAGGTAGTAAAAAGTAATTGTCAAATAAGTTTTTAAAAAAAAGGCCACTAATTGTGACCTTTTAAATTAATAATTAAATTTATTTAATAAAATTTCGTCTTCATCTTCCATTGGTTCGTTAAACGATTTTTCAATTTCTGATGGACTAAAATTTTCAACTTCGTCTTGAGTTAAAACATATTCGTTTTTTCCTGTTTTTTCCATTTCATCTTCTTTGTCTTTAAAGAAGTCTGCCAAATTTTGTTTGAACGGTCCTGAATCTAAACTTCTTAATTGTAGTTTTTCTTGTGCCGTTTTTGGTCTGTATTTTTCAACTTTAGAATCTAATGAATCTAGTTTTTGAACCAAACTATCCATTTCAGAAAGTTTTTCTTCCATTTTTTTAATTTGACCAAAAAGATTTTCAAAATATTCTTCTTGTTTGTCTGCCATTGTTTTTTGAGAATCAACCAAGTCAGTAATATCTAACTCTTCAGTTTCTCCTTCTCCTTCCGCTCCAACTTCTTCAACATCAGGATCTGCCGCAACATCAATAGGTTGTCCTTCAGGGGCTGCTG